GCGTCTGCGCCTACGGCGTACGCGGGTGCCAACTCCAACCTGACCCAGGCGATCCAGACCATCTGGTCCAAGGAGATCCTGTTTCAGTCCATGCCCGTCCTGCGCTACGAGCAGTTCGCCGTCAAGAAGACCGAACTCGGTGTGCAGCCCGGACTGTCCATCAACTTCATGCGTTACAACAACCTCGGCGCTGCCTCGCAGCTGACTGAGGGCGTGCGCATGACCACGAATGCCCTTACCGCGTCGCAGTTCTCCATCACTGTGGCCGAGCAGGGCTACGCCATCGCGGTCAGCGAGCTGCTGCTGAACGCCTCCTTCGATGACGTCATGGCCTCGGGCTCGCGCCTGCTGGGTCGCAACATGGCGCTTTACCTCGACGGCCAGGCCCGTGACACCCTGCTGCTCGCCAGCTCGGTGCTCTTCGGCTACCAGAAGGCATCCGGCTCCATCACTCCGCAGTCGCCTTACGACATCGGCACTGTCGCTGCGAACCGTGCGGCCATGGACGGCACCTACGTCCTGGCGCCTGCGGCTTGCAAGGACGTCACCGAGACCCTGGCGACCAAGAACGTTCCCCGCCTCGGCGAGACGTACGTGATGTTCGTACACCCCCACCAGTCCCGCAAGCTGCGTGACCACCCGGAGTTCCAGGAGATCACCAAGTACGCGGCGCCTGGCAACTTCATGATCGGCGAGATCGGTCGCCTGTGGGACCTCGTGTTCATCGAGACCACTCAGGTCAAGAAGCTGGTCGCCGCTGGCGGATCCAGCTCCGACGTCTACCAGGCGGTCGCCATCGGCGACAACGCCTTCGGTCACGCGATCTCGCTCCCCGTGGAGCTTCGCGACGGCGGCGTTCTCGACTTCGGTCGTGAGCACGCGCTGGCGTGGTACGCGATCTGGGGCCTCGGCCTGATCACGGACCAGGCGGTCGTGGTCGTCGAGACCAACTAGACCTTGAGGGAGGGCCCGGACCCACTCGCTGCAGCGAGCCTGGCCCTCCCTCACGGCACAATCCCATACGCACCAAGGAGAATCACACCGTGCCAAGCGCCCGCCCCCGCACCACCGACCTCACCGGTCGCACGCGCCTAGAGCAGCAGAAGGCTCACGCCGAGGAGCTTGCCGAGCGCGCCAACGAGATCGCTGTCGCTGCGGCCTACCAGGCCGAGCAGGACGAGAACGCAGTCCTGGACTACAGCGCAGCATCCCCGGTCATCATCGACGCCGTCGCCGCACCTATCGAGGTGTCGGAGGAGTGGCGCGTGATCCGCACCAACGAAGACCTTGAGGACGTCACCATCGGCGTCAACAACGTCTACACCTTCACTGCCGGACAGAAGACCAAGGTCCCCGCCTGGGTGGCAGACCACCTGGAGGAGAAGGGCTACGTCTGGCACTAGGCCAGATGCTCATAGTTCATAGGGGTTTCCGTGCACTGGTTGTCGCACTTCTTCGGGCTCGACAACCTGTCCGGTCCCTTCTACGGCTTCTGGTCCGGCATCGGATCAGACCTGGGCGAGGTCGCCATCATCGGCGGCCTCGTTTCCATCTACCGCAAGCACAGCTGCCACGTTGACCGCTGCTGGCGCATCGCCAAGCGCAGCGTTGCGGGGACCACGTTGGTGGTCTGTCACAAGCATCACCCTGAGGACCCGCCCAAGACGGCGCATGAGGTCGAGACCGCAGCGAAGATCGCCAACCTGCGCAGCTAGTTCAGCGAGACGCCTGGCTCTCATCCGGGCGACGCTCTTTCAAGATCAACGATCTTGATGGGGGTCTGGTGTCCGACGAGGTGGAGCGCGAGCCGCGCGTGGTCGACAGCGGCCCGATCGTGCTCATCGCCGAGTCCGGTGCCGAGCCACCGCCTTCTGACGAGAGCGATGGGAACTGAGCATGGCTGCCCTCAACCAGGCACACGCCAACAACGTCATTGACGCCAGTCTCGGCACGGCTGCGTTCACCGCTACCACCGCGCCACTGAAGTGCCGCCTGATGACGGCCAATGGCACCGCAACCGCTGCAGGCACTGAGGTTACGGGTGGCTCCTATGCCTCCATCACCGTGACCTTCGCGGCGGCTGCTACCGGCTCGGCGGCCAGCAACGTCACGCTGAACTTCACCCTGATGCCCGCCTGCACCGTGGTCGGCGTCGAGCTGTGGGACAGCGCGGGCACCCCGGTGCGCAAGTGGTTCGGAGCGCTGAGCGCCAACAAGACCGTCAACGCTGGTGACACCTTCCAGATCGCCTCGGGCTCACTGACCGCAGCGCTGTCGTAGGGGCGCGCATGGCTGACTTCCTCTATGCAGCGAGCGCAGACCAGGTCGCGGTGGCCTCTGGCGCCCGGCACACCGTGCTGCAGATCGCCACGCCTTCGGGCATCCAGATCAGCATCATCGCCATCGACATCACCTTCGATGGCACCAACGCCTCGGCCACCCCGGTCCTCGTCACTCTGGAGCGCCAGGCATCCGCCGGTACCGGCGGCGTCGCGCTGACCGCCAACTGGGGTCCGAACCCCTTGGATCCCAACGATCCCGCCACTACCGTCACCGCCCTCAAGGGCGCCTGGGCTACCACCGAGCCCGTGCTCACCACGGTCTACAAGAGCTGGCGCATCTCGCCTACGGGTGGCCTGACGTACCCCTTCCCGCTTGGCCAGGAGCCAGTGCTTCCGGCCTCTTCATGGATCGCGCTGGTGGTGAACGCAGGCGCGACGGTCAACGCCACCGCAACGCTCACCTGGAAGCAGTAAGGAGGCTGGCCAATGGCCTCCGATCTGGTCTTCAACACCTTCGAGGCGCCGAGTAGCGGCACCAGCCTTTCGGCCAGCTCTGGTTCAGGGCCCGACGGTTCCACGGCATGGATCAATGCCACCATCCCGAGCGGCGGCACGCTGGCCACCGACAACACCCATGCGCTCTTCGGCAGCCAGGCGCTGAAGGCGGCTACCGGAGCCACCGCGTCGATCTGCTACGCGAACTGGGACAACACCGTTGGGCCGCTGTCGAACTCGCAGTTCACCATGTGGACTCGCGCCTACCACTACTGGACCGGCAACCCAGCCTCCTCATGTCAGATGCTGCGCCTACTGGGCGCTTCCAACGGCACCGCCGGGTCGTACGCCATCAACAACTCGGGCCACATCGTGGGGCAGAACGCCGCCGGAACCGTCCTCGTCACGAGCACCAACGCCATCACCGCGAACCAGTGGTTCCGCGTGGAGATGAAGGTCGTTGTCGCTACCACCAGCACGGGGCTCATCGAGGTCAAGCTCTTCCTCACGCCGAACTCGACCGTGGCTGACGAGACGCTCACGTCAGCTGCGACCCAGAACATGGGCACCACCGCGATCCAGGGACTGCGCGTTGGCGTTCTGTCGGCCACCGCGAGCCTCGGGCCGTACTGGACTGACGAGGTTGCTGTCTCCGACCTTGCCTACATCGGGCCCTCTCCGCAGGCCTACAACCTGCCCTCGATCGACGGCCCGTACCGCGTGGTCGCTCCCGTGAGGGCGGCGAGCTACTAGTGGCGCGCACCGGCCGGATGTTCCCGGTCCAACCCGGCAGGATCCTGCGCCATGTTGCGGCCCAGGGCGCCACCGTCGACAACGGCTCAGCCAACCTGGTAGCCGCCGGGACGCTGACGACCGTCGCCGTCGATACCGTCCCCGCCGCAGGAACCATGAGGGCTGCCAGCACCCTCACCGTCACCGGAACGGTCGCCATCGCGGGAGCAGCCGCGCTGCGCGGCGGCGGCTACGACAGCGGGCTCTACGACGCCCCGACCTACGACAACTACCCCGACCCCACCATGCTGGTCGTCAGCGGGTTCGTGATCCCTGCGGGCGGGTCAGCCATGGCAGCCGCCAGCACCCTGACGGCGTCCGGCCTCAACATCGAGAAGCCGACCCCCGCGCTGGCCGCCAGCGCCACGCTGACGGTCTCTGGCATCGCGGTGGAGACTGGGGCTGCCCCGCTCGTCGCGAGCAGCTCTCTGACCGCTACAGGCCTGCGGACGGCGATTGCCGCCGCACCCCTGGCCGCCGCCGCGACGCTGACGTCCGCAGCAGCCGGTTCCCAGTTCGCCAGCGTCGCTCTAGTAGCGGCAACGACGCTCACCACTGCTGGCAAGGACACCCCACCGGGGGCGGTGGCGCTAAGCGCTTCAGCCACCTTTGCCAGCGCTGGCGTGGACATCCAGTTCGGCCTGGACAGCATGGCGGCTGCGAGCACGCTGACCACCGCCGGAATGCGCGTGGTTCCAGGCGCCGCGAACCTGGTCGCTGCGACCACCTTCACCTCGTCCTCGCTCGACATGACGCTCGGTCCCGCGCCGCTCGCTGCAGCGTCCACGCTCACCGCCGCCGGGGTCGTCGTACGCCCGGCGAGCGCGCGGCTCACTGCAGCAGCCACGCTTACCCCGGCTCCGGTCGTCATCCACCCGGCGACCGTCGCGCTGGTGGCCGCCGCCGTACTGAACGCCACGGGCGGCAAGCTCTGGACCGGTAGTGCCTCGCTCGTGGCTGCCTCAACCTTCAGCGGTGGCACCGCGCACGACAACCCGCCGAACCTGCCCGAGTTCGCAGGCTTCCTGCTGCTGGCATCTCCAGTGACCGGAGGACCGCACTGAGTTCAGCAAGACGGGCGTGTGTGGTCTAGGTGACGCTTCTCAAGATCGTTGATCTTGAAGGAGACCACGCGCATGTCAGAGCCGGGCCAGCTGTTCCAACTCCTCATCACCGCTACCGGCGAGGTCCGTGATGCCGACGGCAACCTGGTATCGCAGGAGCCGGTTGAGGCTGTGGCACTGCTGACCGAGGACGAGGCACGCGCCTTCGTTGAAGGGCAGCAGCCATGACCGTCGGTATCAGCTCGGCCAACCTGGCGACCGGCTGGCTGAACAGCCTGCGCGCCACCAACTTCACTGCACCGGTCGGGTCGTTCGTCAAGCTGCACACGGCTGACCCTGGTGCATCTGGGGCCACTGCTGCGGCAGTCGGATCGGCTACTCGCGTCACAGTGGCGTTCGCAGCGCCGTCCGGCAACGCGATCGCGCTGACCGGTACCAACCCCTCGTGGACCAATGGTGGCACCTCCGAGACGCTCAGCCACATCTCGGTCTGGGACGCCGTTAGCGCGGGCAACTTCATCTACTCGGCAGCCCTGACCTCAACCCAGGCATGGGCCAGCGGCAACACCTTCACCCTCACAGCGCTCTCGATCTCGCTGTCACCCATTGCGGCGTAGTCCATGACCGTCCAGTTCTCTGTCACGACGGGGCTCACCTCACTGACCGCCGCCGCGCATACCGCCATCGAGATCAACCCATCGGCCAACGTGCCCGCCGAGCTGATCGGGTTCGATGTCTCGTGCTCGTACCTCACGACCGGCACCCCGGTGTCGCTCCTGATCGAGCTGGTCTCCAACACAGCAACCGGAACTGGGACCAGCTACACCCCCAAGCGCTTCGGCCAAGCCGTCGGTACCGCAGCGGCCACCGTCAAGATCAACGACACCGTCGAGCCATCGACGCCGACCGTCATCTACGGCTGGGAGCTGATCGTGCCCGGCGGTCCGTTCTCCTACCAGTGGCCACTCGGGCGCGAGTACTTCCTGTCGACATCGACGTTCAACGCCATCCGCATCACACCATCGGCGACCGTCTCGGTCCTGGTGGGCGCGGTCATCGAAGAGTGAGTCGGGAGGAGTAGTGCCCCGGCATGACGCTGAACACGCCCACCTTCCGAGCACAGATCGCCAATAGCCAGACCACCTTCCACGCGCAGGCGTTCAACAACGCGGCCGTCTCGGTCTCCTTCACCCCTGCCGCCAACGCGCTCCTGTTGTGCTTGGTAGCTACCAACCGACCGAGCGCCGGACTCTCGGCTGCGTCAGGGGTTTCAGACACTTCAGGCCTCACCTGGACCCGTCAGGTTCTGTCTGATCCAGGCTCAGGAACCGGGGCGGCAGCATCCATCTGGACCGCCCCTGTTGGTGCTAGCCCGTCATCCACCACAGTGACTGTTGCGTACAACGCCAGCGCGAACGCTAGCAGCTGGGAGATCAGTGCCGTTCTGGTGGACGTTACGGACAGCTCGGGAAGCGTGCCAGCCATTGGGACTACTCAGAATGCGCACTCCACGTCAGGGCTTCCCACCTTCACCCTGACCGGCGTCAGTTCGGGCTCCTACATCTTCACCTCAGATGCCGACTGGGGTGCAGTCGCTGGCAGTTCGGCGTACAGCTCGACCGGTGGCAACACCGCGATGACGGTGTTGAACAACGCTACCGGCACTAACCGCGAGGTCGATGCCAACTACGGTTATCACTACGCCCAGTCGACCAGCACCGTGGCGGCGGGAAGCATCACGATCACCGCTACCGCACCAAGCGCCCAGAACTACAGCTTCGTTGGGCTGGAGGTCGCTGTCCCGGCGAGCGCCAGTGGGTATGTGCCGCGCCCGGCGGTCAGGCTGCAGGCGGTCACGCGCAGCGCGGTGTACTGATGGCGCGCCTTGGACGGACCACTCCGGTCCGTGAGCGCGTCTACAGCTTCATCGGGCTCAACAACTTCTCCCAGCCCGCCACCGCAGTTGCTGTCTCTGTCAGCATCACGGCTTCTGGTGTGGTGTCAGGGACGGCTGCCGTCTCCCCGACGGTCACCATCACCGCGACCGGTGCTGGCGCCGGGCAGGCCACCGTCTCCCCAACGGTCACCGTCACGGCTACCGGCTCGACCGGGGTCACTCAGATT